ACCACTCCGGCAAGGACGAAGCCCGAGGCCAGCGCGGCCACTCCAGCCTCCTGGGCGCCGTCGACGCCGAACTGGAAGTCACCAAGCTGTCCGACGACGACAGCCCCGAACGCCTGGGGCGCCTCAAAGTCACCAAGCAGAAGGACGGCGAAGACGGCATGGAGATCGGCTACCGCATGGTCACCGTCAGCCTCTCCGACATCGACCCAGACGCCGCGTCCCTGGCCCTGGAGCCGCTCAACGGGCCGGTAGCCGACGCCATCAAGCCCAAGAGGCCAAGCCTCAGTCCGCGCGTCCAGCTGGGCCTGGAGACGCTCCGGCTGGCCGTCCAGAACCACGGCGACACCGTCACCTCCAACCACATCCCGCCCCACGCCCGATGCGTCAGCACCGAAACCTGGCGCAGCTACTTCTACCCCGCCTTCTCCGCCGACTCCCAAAACGCCAAGCGCGTGGCCTTCCAGTACGTCCGAAACCAACTCCAAGACCGAGGCATCGCAGCGGTACGAAATGAGAACTGGTGGATCGCCAAGGACCACGGCGATGGCCCCTAGCCGCCAAACAGGCAGCACAACAGCCAGCACAAGGGGCAGCACATGAACCAGCACAAGCAGCACAAACAGCACACGCCGCAAAACCAGCAGCCAGCACAAACAGCACACAACCCTATAAGGGTGTGCTGTGTGTGCTGTCTGATGCGGGGGAAACAGCACAAATCCAAAAAGAGGGGGAAGCCGCAGCCATGAGCAAGGTGAAGCGCATCGGGGCCGTCGACCATGCCCTGCTGAAGCTGGGATCGTTCAACTCAGGACAAGCCGCCGCCGCCGCTACCGGGCCGCTGGACAAAGTCGCCGCCGAGATGGAAGCCAAGTGGGGAGCCGCCCGACTGCCGCGCCTCGTCCCAACCGAGATGGCCGCCAAATTCGGACAGGCCGCCGAGAAACTCGACCAGGCCATCCGAGACAACGACCTCGAGGCCATCACACACCGCGCCCAAGTCCTCATCCGGGGATGGCAAACCCTCGACCGCACCGCCACCGAAGCAGGCCACACGCCCAAGCCGCCCAACACCTGGTCCCTGACCTACAACGGAAAGCCCTACACGATCGCTCTGGACCGCGCAGACGCCGATGCGGTAGCCAGACACTCAGAGCACCCGGAAACCGTCCTGACCCTGCCAGAACTCCTCCTGGCGTGGTCCCAGTGGGAACCCAGCGCATTCACGGAAACCGTCAAAGCCAACTTCCCAGGCGCTACCGTCCAACCCGCACAGAAGGTCACCGTCCCCGATGACGAAATCCCCTTCTGACGACCTCGACGCCCATTGCGCGGCCATCTGGGACGACATCCTCACCCAAGCCGCACCACAACCCGAAGACCTGACACGATGGACACGCAACCGCCTCGACACGATCGTCCACGCCCTGCACGCCGACAGGCTCGCCAGACTACGCCAGCAGCCGGTGGTCAGCCTGCAGGAGTACCGAGAGGCGAAAGAGGCACGCGGTAATGGCTAGGCCCACGATCAAGACGCCCGAGCTCATCGAGCAAATCTGCCTCCTGGTGGCCCAAGGCCGGTCAATCAAGTCGATCGGCGAAGAGGAAGGCATGCCAGACGCGAAGTCGATCTGGACGTGGCTTAATCGCGATGAGGAGTTCCTCCTCATCTACACGCGCGCGATACAAGCGCGGGCGATCATCCATGCCGAGCGGATCGACGAGCTCGCGGAGATGGCGACGAGGGGCGAGATCCCCGCAGACGTGGCGCGCGTGGCCATCGACGCGAAGAAATGGACCGCCTCGAGGCTGCTGCCCAAGATCTACGGCGACCGGACGCAGGTCGAAGCCACGGTCACGCACACGCACACGCTGCACCTGGAGGCGCTGAAGGCGCTCGCGGGTAAGGGTTCCGGGTACATCGAGGGGCAAGCTACTGAAATCCCTGCGCTTCCTACCTTTGGTGGTGAAAGGTTGGGCGGGTCCGACCGCGCGCTCGAGGGGGCGGAGGCGGTCGGCCAGGCGGTCGATCGGCCAGACCCCCCCGGCACCCCCGACCGACCGGGGGCGCCCGCGTGCGCGCCACCCGCTCCCTCTACGCACAGCGCGCCGGAGGTACTCCCCCCCACCCCTCCCCCCGCGCGAAAGCGGCCCCGCGTCGCAAAAAATAGAAAGGACGTCACGGAATGAGCGAGGCGTCGGCTGACCGGGAGACGTTTGTTTCGTTCATCACGCGGTATCGGGACGACCCGGTGGGCTTCGTGCGGAACGTGCTGGGGGCGAAGCCCTTGCCGTGGCAGGAGGAGTTCATGCGTGCCGTCGCTAGGGGCGAGCGGCGGATTTCGGTGCGCGCCGGGCATGGTGTCGGCAAGAGCACGGTGTGCAGCTGGGTGCTGATTTGGCACGCCTGTACGCGGTATCCGCAGAAGTCGGTGGTGACGGCGCCCACGGCGGCGCAGCTGTTTGATGCGCTGTATGCCGAGTTGAAGACCTGGGTGAACAAGCTGCCGCCTGTGCTGCGGGAGAGCTTTGAGGTGTTCAGCGACCGGATCGCGCTGCGGGGCGCCCCGGAGAGCAGCTTCATTTCCGTCCGCACCAGCAGCAGCGAGCGGCCCGAGGCCTTGGCGGGGGTACATAGTGAGAACGTGCTGCTAGTGGTGGACGAGGCGAGCGCGGTGCCGGAGGCGGTGTTTGAGGCGGCGGCGGGCTCGATGTCGGGCCACAGTGCGAGCACGATCCTGATCAGCAACCCGACGCGGAACAGCGGGCTGTTCTACAAGACGCACCACGACCTGGCGGCGGATTGGTTTCGCATGCACGTTTCGTGCGCGAACAACCCTTTGGTGTCGTCGGACTTCGTGCGTCAGATTGCGGCGACGTATGGCGAGTCGTCGAATGCGTATCGGATCCGGGTGTTGGGTGAGTTCGCGCTGGCGGACGACGACACGCTGATTCCGGCGGAGTTGGTGGACGGGGCGTTGGGTCGGGACATCACGGTGGGGGTGACGGAGCCGATGGTGTACGGCCTGGACGTGGCGCGGTTTGGCACGGACAGGACGGCGCTGTGCAAGCGGAGGGGGAATGTGGTGGTTGAGATCCGGGCCTGGGGTGGCTTGGACTTGATGCAGACGGTGGGCGCGGTGGTGAACGAGGCGAAGAAGGACGCGCCGGAGGAGATTTGCGTGGACACGATCGGCCTGGGGTCGGGGGTGGCTGATCGGTTGAGGGAGCAGGGCTACAACGTGCGGGACGTGAACGTGGCGGAGTCGTCGGCCATGAACCCGAACGCGCATCGGCTGCGGGACGAGTTGTGGCTGTCGGTGAAGGACTGGCTGGCGACGCGGTCGGTGAAGCTGCCGAAGGACGAGACGCTGCGGCATGAGCTGGTGGCGCCGCGGTATTCGTTTACGTCCACGGGCAAGGTGGTGGTGGAGAGCAAGGACGGCTTGAAGAAGCGGGGCATGCGGTCGCCTGACTTAGCGGACGCGTTGTGTCTGACGTTTGCGGGCCAGGCGGCGTTGGTGGGCGGTCGGGGGTCGGCTTGGTTGCCGAACAAGCCGCTGCGCCGGAGCATTAGGGGTGTGGTTTAATGGTTGCGTCGGTGGCGCAAGGCTCTTAGGTTTCCGGTGATTTCCGAGGGATTTGGCCCTGTGGACTACTTCCGTCTTCTCGCGCAGGTGATGCAGCAGCAGGGTCGCGGTGGCGATACTGTGCTGGCGCACATCACCCCGGACGAGGCGCGCATGCTGAAGCGGCGCGGTGGTGCGGGGACGCGCAACCCTGTGACGGGGCTGCTGGAGTTCTATGACGCGGACTCTGGCCAGGGTGGAGATCCGAGCGGCGGCGACAGCGGTGGTGGTGGCGGCGGCGATAGCGGCGGCGGCGACAGCGGCTGGGGTGGCGGAGATTGGGGCGGCTACAGCGAGCCGGGCGTGAGCCCCGACAGCGCGATTGCGGCTGGGTATGGGCCGGAGTCTCCGGGCTACGGCTCGCCTGACATGACGGACCCCAGCAATGCGATTGCGGCTGGGTATGGGCCGGAGAGCCCTGGGTATGGGTTTGGGGTTTCTCCGCCCAGCTACAACGATGGCGGCGGCAACGACAGTGTCTACGTCCCCGCGCCTGTAGCGCCAGCGGCTCCGGCGCCGCGTCCTCCTGTCAGGCCGTCTGAGGCCTTCATGCGGATGCTGGCGGCCTCTCAGAACATCGGCGTGCCGCAGGTGTCGATCGCCAGCAACTACGGCGGGCGTTCCTTTGTGCCTTCGGCGGCGGTGATGGCGCGCCCTGTGTTCAATTTCGCGCCGCCTTCCGCCCCTGCCCCTGCGCCGATGGCGCCTATGGCGGTGGGGCCGGCTTTCGGCGGCTTTCTGTCTCAGCCGGTGATGTTCCCGCCTGGCGATCAGGCGGCGGCGCGTCCCACGCTGCTGCCGATGGCGTTTGGTCCTGGCTTCCCCCGGAGGTTTCTGTGAAGACGCCGGCCTGGCAGCGCGCCGAAGGCAAGAAGATGCCGTCTCCGTCGCCCTTTGTCGCTGATGGCACCAAGCCGTGCACCAAGTGCGGCTCAATCTTTCCTTTGTCGTCGTTCTATACGACTGGAAAGCTTGCCTCTGGGCGCCCGAAGTACAACTCATGGTGCAAGGTTTGCATTAAGGAAAAGATGTCCTCCTACCACAAGAGAACTTGGGGTGAGGAGCGTCTTAACTTTACCGCTCTTAAGAGAACATCCTCTGTGCGCAGCTATCTTTCTTATCTTCTGGCGAAGGCCAAGAGAAGGAAAGATTGCGAAATCTCTCTCGATTATTTAGAAAATCTTTGGAGAGTGCAGTCTGGCCGATGTGCTTTGAGTGGCATTGAGATGACGCGAGTCCTTGGCCGGGGCATCGTCCAAACCAACGCCAGCATCGATCGGATTGATGCGTCGAAGGGTTATGAGAGAGGAAATGTGCAGCTGGTTTGCAGGTCTGTAAATGTGATGAAGATGGATATGAGCCAAAGTGAGTTTTTGGCTCTGTGCCGCTCCATCGTGGAGGCATGTGATGCCAAAGACCCCAGCTTGGCAGCGTAAGGAAGGTCAGAGCAAGAGCGGCGGCTTGAATGCCAAGGGCCGGGCGTCTGCGCGTGCCGAGGGCATGGATCTGAAGGCGCCCGTGAAGTCTGGCGACAACCCGCGCCGGGCGTCGTTTCTGGCGCGGATGGGGAACATGCCGGGGCCTGAGTACAAGGACGGCGAGCCGACGCGATTGCTGCTGTCTTTGCGGGCCTGGGGCGCCTCGAGCAAGGCGGACGCGAAGTCGAAGGCGCGGGCCATTTCGGCGCGGAACAAGGGGAAGGCGTGATGAAGAAGCCGGTGTGGCGTACGCCTGATCCGACGAAGGGCGACAAGAAGCTGACGCCAGCGCGCAAGGCTGCGGCGAAGCGGATGGCCGAGAAGGCCGGGCGGCCTTACCCGAACCTCATCGACAATATGCGCGCGTCGCGGAAGGGCAAGTGATGTCGGACACGATGGACGAGTACGAAGACGGCGAAGCCTGCCCGGCTGCCACTGGCGACCTGACGCTGAACTTGCGGAACCGCGGGCGCGCGATCGACAAGGCGGACTATGGTCCGATGAACCCTGCCGAGCCCAATGAGCAGTACTGGCGGCGCATGGCGGCGCGCTGGGACGTGCCGGCGGAGGAGGCGAAGACGATGCGCTGCGGGAACTGCGGCGCGTTCAATCAGACGTCTCGCATGCTCGAGTGCATCGAGAACGGGATGTCGGAGGACGCAGGCGAGGACGCGATGGAGGTCGTCGAAGCGGGCGACCTGGGCTTCTGCGAAATCTTCGACTTCAAGTGCGCGGCGGCGCGGACGTGCTCCGCGTGGATTGCCGGCGGCCCCATCAAGGACGAGGGGGACGACGAGGAAGGCGACGAGAGTGAGTACGGCGAGGATGAGGAAGGCTCCTACGAGGACATGAGCGCCGAGGAGGAGGAGTAAGGGCATGTCCGGGCTTCTCGGCATCGACACGCGCCGCCGTCGTCCTGCGTCGATCCTCGACAACCCGGATCCGGTGCAGGATCTGATGGAGCGCCTGCCTGCGCGGCCTAATCCGTATGGCGCCGAGGTGACGATGCCGAGCTCCGGCTTCGTGCCGCTGGACACGGTGGACCCCACGGCGCGGATGGCGCTGCGTGCTGGTGTCGGGCAGACGGTGCCGCAGACGGCGCGGATGTACCAGCAGGCGATGGATGCGGCGGGGTATGGCGGAACGCTTGTCGGCACTCGAGCTTCAAGCGCCGGGCTGACCGGGGGCAATGCGGCGTGGGATCGTTTGTTCGCGGCTGAAAGGCGGTCGCAGCCTAATCTGACGACCGATGCTGCGACATGGCGCGAAACCGGCTGGCAGCGGTTCCCCGATGGTAAATGGCGCACTGAGATCGACGACTCGCTGGCCGGTCTGATGCCCCGCGCCGAAGATGCGGCGGTGGGGATTGGGGAGGTCCGTGCAAGGCGCCTTGCCGACGTTTTGGAACACCCGCAGTTGTTCCGTGCTCACCCAAGCCTAGCCGAGATACCGGTTTCAATAGTGACGCCGGAAACAGACAGTCTTTTGGCGGCAGGCCCCGGCGTCAGTGGGTATGTGCGCGGGTACTTTCGGGAACATGCAGGGATGCCTGGCGGCGGCATGATCGCGGTGCGATCCGGCCAAGGTACGGACGATGTGCGCTCCGTCCTTTTGCACGAAATACAGCATGCGGTTCAGCGCGCAGAAGGGTTTGCGCCTGGGACCAATGTGAGTAGCGCGGAGGTGTCCCGCCGAGGCGATGCGATCCGTGGAGCGGCGGACGCGGAACTCACGTCTATTCAAGACGCGCGCCGCGCCTGGGCAGATGTCAGGTTCCCGCAACTACTGAGAGAGCAGGGCATTTCCCCAGAAGACGGCGCCCGCCGGATGGCGGCATGGCGTCAAGTGATGGACGAGTGGGCCGAGGCCAATCCTGACGCCGCAAAGCGCATGAACCGCGCTTTCGATGTGGTGAGTGGATCGAGGCGGCCAGAGCGCTTTGACCTCTATCGATCGGCGCTTGGCGAGGCAGAGGCGCGGGCCGTGCAGGCTCGCCGCGACTGGCTTGAGGCTGATCGATCGCGTGTGGACCCGCTATTCACAATCCGCGGTGAGCCGGGTGATCCGCCGGTTGGTTTTTCTTTGTGGGATCCTCGCAACCCCGAACACAATCAACAAGGCCTGATGGGTTTACTCGGACCATGAGCGGGGAAAGCGAATGAACGTCTCCATCTGCGTCCCCGCCCGCGACGAGGTTGCGACGGGCTTCGCGCACGACCTGGCGATGCTGTCGGCGCGCTGGTACGGCAACGCGCCCCCAAATACGCGCTTCGACGTACACATCGTCAACGGGACGCTGATCGCGGACCAGCGCGCGAAGCTGGCGCGCATGGCGCTGACGGCGGGAGCGGACTACGCGCTGTTTCTTGACAGCGACATGCGGTTCCCGTCCTACATCCTTGAGAAGCTGATCGCGCGCAACGTGGACATCGTGGCCTGCAACTACGCCACGCGCCGCCTGCCGGTGAAGACGGTGGCCTTCAGCGACTTTGCGACGCTGAAGTGCATCTACTCGCACGACCGCACGGGCCTCGAGGAGGTGGACGCGATCGGCATGGGGGCGATGCTGGTGAAGACGGAGGTCTTCAAGAAGCTGCCGCAGCCCTGGTTCAACGTGTCGTACCTGCCGCGCGGCGGGATGTACGTCGGAGAGGACATCTACTTCTGCAAGCTGGCCCAGGCCAATGGCTTCAAGGTGCTGGTGGACCACGACTTGTCGAAGGACGTGAAGCACATCGGGTCGATGGAGTTCACGCATGAGCATGCCGAGGCCTGTCGGGCGGATATTCCGACCGACGTGGAGGAAGCCGCGTCCAAGATCATGGAGAGCGCAGCGTGAAGAAGATGTCGAAGGCCCAGGCCAAGGTCGGCAAGGTGATGGGCGAGTACAAGTCGGGCGCGCTGCGCTCCGGCTCCAAGAAGGGGCCGGTGGTGAAAAGCCGGGACCAGGCGGTTGCCATCGCGCTGAGTGAAGCGGGCAAGGCGAAGAAGCGTTGAAGCACTATTTCGACGAGATCCAGGGCTGGTTTAACTTCTCCCAGGCCTACCGCGACGCGCTGCGGGAGGCCGGCGAGGGCTCTGT